TAGAATCCATTGCGGCTTGAGTTGTCTTGAATGGAAGAACGTAGGTTCCGATTTCCGTGTAAGTGTCTGTTCTTTTATTATCAACATAGAGAACGTTTGTTGCTTGTGAAATTAAACTCAAATCGGCTTTGCTTGTCAATTGGGCTTTGATGTTGCCCATACCTCTATCAAGTATAGAATCCATATTAGTACACCTCCATGACCGCTATAACAGTTGAAGATGATTCTGTAATACCTTTTATTTCGCCGGTATAGTCGCGTATAGTTACATTTCCGCCTTCTCCTGCTTTTGCCGCAGAGTCAGCGGCAAGTATAATGTTATACGCCGTAGCAGAAGGATCGCCACCTAAACGAAGCAAGCAAGGTATAACGCCTACATTTTGAAGCGTAATGCTCAATCTGTCTTTATTTCTTTTAGCTATTACTGTACCGCCAGCCGTTGTGTCTACTGTGACTGGAACGGCTGCAAGTGGATTGCTATTATATTCATATCTAAACAATGACGACATACTGTTCACCATCCTTTATTTTGTGGCCTTCTTAGTCTTAGTTTTCTTCTTTGCTGGCTTTCTTTGAACTGGTTTTTTTGTAGGTTTAACTTGCTTGCCTGATGTTTCAATCTGCTTTGCTGCTTCTGTAATCGCTTCTGTGACCTCTGGTGAATCAAACGGTAATTGCTTTGTTGCAGCTTCAATATTAGGCTTATCAAGCCGTTTCAGCAGTTCAAGCATCTCCTGTTGAGCCTTTAATATGTCAAGCAATATTTCTGACTGTACGTCACTTATGTTATAGCCTTTATAGTCCATATCACTTCTTGCCTTTCCTTTTTATTGGTTCAACCTTAACTGGTTCAATCTTAATTGGTTCAACCTTAATGGTTTCTGCAACAGTCTCAATTAAAGGTAATATTTTTGCTATACCGGATTTTTCAAGTTGTTCCGCAAGGCTTTTCCCAACCTGCTCAATAGGGTATTCCATGCCTCTACAGTAAGTTTTGTAATGTTGAATAAATTTAACTTTCATAAATACCTCCATAGAAAGAAGGGGCGATTAAGCCCCCTATATTACGCTATAGCCACAATTGCAGGATATATTCCCGTTCCGGTTGCGTTTCCAAATATGTTGTTTGCGCAAGTGATCTCATTGCAGTCCATAACGGTTGCAATTTCTTTAGCTGCCGCTGTGAACCCTCTGTTGTCATTGCATGATAACTTGCTTGAATTATCATCAATACACAAAGTTACTACCGCAAAAGTGTTTCTGTCAATGAATCCTATTGAATCTGCGCAAGTCAAGTCTGCATGAGCCGCAACTCCAATTGCACCGGATTCAATATAATTGTCAGTTATCATCAGTGCCCTTGTTGAACCTGTTCCAAGGTCAATTGTTGTAGTTGAATACTTTCCAAAAAATCTGCATCCATGGATAGTTAACTGTTCAACTGCTGTAGCAAGAATTGCCTTCGTAGCAGGAGTAGTAGACCGTCCATCAAAGTGGCAGCCGTAAAAAGCAAGTCCGCTTGTAGTGGTTGGTACTGTGAAAATAACTCCGCCTGCAGCTGGTGACATAAAGCCCATGTTAAAGAATCTTGTACCCATATACGCGCCTGCTCCAACAACATGATTGCCGATCATCATAGGCATTGGCCTATGGTCATATGAGCCTACGCCGATCACATCGCATTTGCTTGGAAGAGTGATTATTGTTTCTGCATCTGCTTCCTTATTGTCGCCTTTGTAAAGTATGGTATTCCTTGCCGCCCATCCTCTTCCGGTTCCTTTAGTGCTCGCGCCTATAGTTATATTGCTTAGCACCACAGCCCGTGCGTATGTTTTTAATGATGTTTCCCAACTTAAACCATTGTTGGTGTCAGCTCCTGCGTTTACATCGACATGATAAACAATGCCATCGTTATTGAACATGTTTACCACATTGCCGTATCTGTCGATTACCGGAACTTCTGAACCTCTTACGCCGACTGCAAAGCCTGAATCTATAGCGGAATATCCGCTGTTGTGAGTGTAACTCATTTTTAAACAACTCCTTTCAAGAGTAGGGGGCGATAAAGCCCCCAGTTAATTGTTGTTAATTAATCGTTCGTACATCCGCAGCAAAAGCTCCAATCGTCAAACCCGTAGCTCCACATCCCGATGCAAGCGTACTTTTGCATTTCTGTATCGAAGTCCACTTCAGTCTTGATAGTGGGTACTCTGGCGTTGTACCAGTTGAGCATGTCGTTCATCAGGTCACGGTCAATTAAGAACCATTTCTTGCCGGTTATCATAGGATGATAAATGTGAATCAGTTTACCATCGTAAATGTTTGCATCGTTATCGGCGGTACCAGGCTCCTTGCTGTTAGCTTTAGGCCCGCAAATCTTCTCCGCAATCTCATTGTAGTCGATACCGGTCAATAAGATGGTCGGCATCGTCATGAGCAGGTCACCCTGATCGTCTTTGAACATACTCATTGCATTAAACACGGTTGTAAGGTTGGGAACTGTCAAATCGGTCGCTGTAAATATGTTTGACTGTACAGCCGAATTGGTAGGTGAATACGGATGTGACGCTGAGCAAAGTGCCACAAGATCCGGCCCTGCAAATGTAGCATCAAACGCATTGTTAAACGTTGATACGCCGTGTGCCTGCAAAGTCTTGTAGACCGCCGTATTGAGTTTGGTTGTACGCTTTTTCATTTCGTTGTATTCTCTGAAACGGAAAATCTCTTCCTCAAACTGAATACCTCTGCTGTACTTTGCATGTCTGTACCCTTTGCTGTAGCCTTTCTCAAACTCAGCATAAGATACGGTGCCCGTCCAAGGCATCATCTGTCCGATAGAACCGACTCCCAGATGATTCTCCTGAGATTTATCCGATTCCTGAACGTTATAGAGCATGGCATTGTAGTCAACTCTTTTTTTGTTTTCTTTATCCCATAGCTCATATGTAGCTGATTCTACTTCTATCCACTGTTCTCTCGTAATTGGCATTTAAATTCATCTCCTTTAATCAAATTTGTTTTAACTGTTAGCTTATGGTCGCACCGTCATTACCGAATGTGTGAAGCCTAAGCATCCAATAGGAAGTCATGTTGTCTGGGTCTGCGTCAACGAGTATCAAAGATTCACCGCCACTTGTGTCCCAATCAATGTTCATTCCGTCTGCGTCCAAGTCCCATCCGAATTCGCTTATCGCAAGAGGCCCTGGGCAAAGTCTTGCTGTGTCGCCCGATGCAAACGCTGTTGATAATGCTGCAAACGTTAGAGAACCGTCGCTGCCGTCTGAATCGGTAATTTTAAGCTTTCTGCCTATCAGTGAACTGTCAGCCGCACAAGTAACTACTTCAAGGCGCCCGCCTATCCACAAGTCATCAATCTGAGGAAGAAGTCCAGAACATACAAATGTGGTTGTGCTACCACCTGTAGCCGTGATAACGTTAGTACTTTTGTGCGAATATACCGCCGTGGGTGAAATGGAAACCTTAATTTCCGTTCCGCTATTGGCTGCATGTGCATTTACTGCTATGCCGATATGGTCGGTATCGGTATCCGAATGATCGCCTACGACAATGCCGGTACCTGGGGTAAACTTTAGTATTTCTCCCTGTTCAATCACGGTAGCCGTAGGTATGTACATTGGTCTTACAATTGCTGTTTTTGATCCGTTAAGGTCGGATGCCCAATAAAATCCTGACATTTAAATCAACTCCTTTTCATTTTTTCATGTGATCTTTGAGCTACTTTTGCGGCTGAAACACCAAATATTCCAGCAATCTTCTTGCTAAAATCGGATGGGACAACTACGTCTTTTCCATCCCCTGCGTCCCCGCCTTTCGGAGCTGCTCTTCTCTCCTTGTCGTGGAAGTCAGCAATAGTTTTTTGTATTGCTGTTTCCTTGTCTTTGCTTGCCGCTTCTCTTTCTTTTGCTATGAGTTCGCTAATTTTTTCAGGTGTTAGGTAGTCATTTCGAGCCACCTTGTAAATCAGTTCCGGTTTAGCTGTTGGATTGATTTCCATAAGTTCGTTGAATTTCGGTTCCACTTCTTTGAAAATGGGGTCTTTACTCAACTCTGCTACGGCATCCTTAAATAACTGCTTTCGCTCTCTTTCGAGCGTTTCAATTATTTTTGGATGGCTTTCAATCTTTCCGTTGATAAGCTCGTCAATCTTTTCCGGATCTCCCGCTGCCTCTTCAATCTGTTCAGCCAGCTTTGTTTTCTCCCGGGTTCCAAGTTCACCAAGGTATTCATCTACCGTCTTGAAGCCTTCCGCTTTAGCTACTCTCAAAAGAGTTGCTTTGGCTGCTTCGGCATCGGCCTTTACCTTGTCGTAGTTGTAGCCTTTTTGAAGGTACGTTTGGCGTTCGGTGACTGGTATTTTCACCTTTTCCTTGTTGTACAG